AAGTCGTTTTCGGTGTAACCCTTAATTGCATCGACGAGTTGAGCGTAATTCATTAGCCGAGTTTCTTGCTGCTATGCGTGCCTTTAGTAGCCGCACCGGTTCCGCGAGTCTTCACGGTCTGAGTGTTAGCTACGTTGTTTGGATAGCCGTTGTTGCCCATGTCAACCGTATAGTTCATTGGTTGCTTTGCACGCGAAGGAAGCGGGTTTTCACCCGTACCAAGAAACGGCCAGCCTGTATTGTCCTTAGCCATATTATTTACCCCGCGAAGATGACTTCTGGTTTGCGATCTTAGCAAGATTACGACCCATGGTCTTCATCTGCATGTTAGTTTTGCCGCCCTTGGCGAGCTTAGTTAGCGGTTGGCCCTTGTGCTTCGAGCGCTCGTGCGCGTGCACGGCCTTTGCTGCGGTGGCTTTGTCCTGCTTTAAATCTTTCTTGTCCATCACTAATTCTCCGTCTCAACTGTTACGGTCCCTACTTGACCACTACCTAATAGCGTATTTGGAAGACCAAATAAACCCAAAGGATTATTTAACCCTACAGGGTTCCACCCCCACTGAATTATGCGACTACCGTCAGTAGGATTGTTGTTCACGTTCAAGCCCGCTTGGCCGTAGCTATTGTCTGGTCGCGGGTCGCGTAGCGCCTGTGGGTCATCCACTGGGTACATACCCAACTGAAGCTGCGGCTGATCTGGTTCCCAACAAGTGGGGCACACGAGGATGTTGATGTTCTTGGTCTTAATGACAAGCCGCTTAAGTTCCTTAAGCTTGTAGCGAAAGTTACAGCGGTCGCACTGGGCGATTGCCCATTTACCGGAAGCGAACCGATTAGGCACACGTCACCGGAAATACTGACGAGGTGCGATGCGCAATGGTGCCTTCTCGCGATCCTCATCAGCAGCCTGCTGCCAGAGTTCTTCGTACTGCATCTTCAACCCCACAGAACGCTCAAGCGCGCCGGGAACCTTTAGGGATAGGTGATACGCGAGACCAGCCACCAAACAAGGGAGGAACCTAAACGGTATATCTTGCGTAGTAACACCATCACCAGCATCCTGTAAGCGGCGCAAGCGCCAGTAGACAAATGTATAATAGCTGTTCTGGTCTGGGGCTGGCCACACGTTAATCTGCGGAGCCTTCACACCAGTAGTTGGATAGTCTGCACCTGACTGACGGTTAATCCACACTTGGATAGGCCGACCCTGAGCGTTCTTGTTGGGGATTGTCGAGTATGTGTCGATGCTGATACGGTTAATAGTGATATCAGTCTGCTGCTGCCCAGTCTGGGTACGCACAACATGCTCAAGTAGGTCTATGGTATCTACAGGCAGATCGTAAACAATCTGTCCCTGCACCAGTGATATCGAGCCCTGCTCGATGGTCCATAGGTTAATACCACGGTTAGCCCACTCAATAGTAAGCAAGTTCAAGCTGCGGCGTGCAGTGCGCAAGTCATAACCCGTGCGAAGCTCAGCCCCACAACGCTCAAAAGCCTCTTCGACTAAGTCGTTGAGGTTGAGGTTAAATGTGCTGGTTCCGCTAGTGGTCATTTATTTTTTCCTTGCAGTCTTTGCCGACTGTACGAAAGCTTCTTTGGTAGGGGCACCTTTAGCCCCTACTTTCCGCATTTTCTCACCAGACCCCGCTGCAATACGTTTGCGTTTCGCGTTGATGTTGTCGTACAAACCGACCTTACCACCTTTGGCGTACATGGTCACTTCGTCGGGGTTATCCTTACGGCGAATTGTTTTCGCCCCCGGCATTTTAGAAGGGTTTATAGCCCCCATACCCCGACAAGCGCGCATTAGCAGGTTTTCCCGCCGCTCTTATAGCCAGCCATGCCGCCCATTGCTAGCATCTTACCCTTGGTCTTACCACGAATAGCGCAACCGTCGATGGAGCCGCCCTTGGCAAACTTCATCATTGCACGGCCCTTGGTGTCAGCCGACTTCTTCTTCATAGCAGCGCCAAACTTAGTTGCCTTGCCGCCCTTTTTCATACCACACGATGCCATTTTACCACCTTTCGCCATACCGGGCGCAGCGTTGCGCTTTGCCAATTCTTTACGGAACTCGTCACGCTCTGGGGTTGCCGGTACTGTGTCCGAACCACCTGTAGATGAGTCGCTTGGCATCGTCTTATTTTTCCGTGACCGCTTAGCAGCATCTGCTGCCGCTCGAGCCGAAACAAACGCCTTTGCGCGTTCACCGATCTGGGTATCTCTGTTCTGTTTCATATCTCTATTCCTTACCTAGCCATCTTTGTACGGTCTTCGTCTCATATATACGAATTGCCGTCCATATAATAGTAAACAACGCTGCGATTGCTGGAAGCATAGAAATCATCGTTCCAACAACCGTGAAGAATGAAGCCGCATCTATAGCGTACTTGAAAGTATCCTGTCCTGTTGGCATCTTTAACAATCCCATTTCCGAAGCGACAGGGCTTTACGAGTAGGGCGACCCTTCTCGTCTTTCATTGGTCCCGGCATACCTGACATGCGAGCACAAAAGCTTTTACGCCGAGCGGCAGACTTAGGCGACTTCGCAGCTTGCTTGGCGCTGACAGGGGGCTTAATATTTTGCCCTTGCGCTTTTAAAGACGCACGACCTTTGGCGTTCAAGCCGCCCTTGGGGTCCTTGCCTTCCTTGCGTGTCCAAGCAGGCGTCTTGGCCATTAGACCATACGTCCTTTTGTCTTGCCCTTGGTAGCGCAGCCATCAGCGCGCCGAGAAGCGGAGACTGAACCGCCCTTGGCATACTTCTTAATGGTTGACTTAGGCGGCGTCTTTGGGAGCTTATCCGGCATCTGCGGTGCACTTTTTGATGGTGGCGTCCTTGGGAGCTTATCCGGCATCTGCGGTGCACTTTTTTTCGGCTGATCCACTAAAGCTGCGCTTATCTTACCTGCGTCCGCCTTCGCCCGCCCCATCATTCTGTTTACGCCCTTACTAGCGCCTGCTACCAAGCCACTGGCAATATCCCTAGGAAAGCTACCCAAAGGGCTAAGCCTATCGTTTAACTCTACTAGGCCCGAGCGTAAACGGGCACTAGTATCCCTACTCTTTTTGTCAGCCATTACACAAACCTTCCCTTAGTTTTACCCTTGGTAGCGCAGCCATCGCCGCGCTTAGAAGCAGAACCGCCCTTGGCCATTTTCTTGACCTTGCCACCCTTGCGCATCATCGCACCGGCAGGGGCTTCTTCAGCCATCATAACTTCTTCTACCATTGGACGTGCGCGCATACCCGATGCCGCATTCCGTTTAGCATTAAAGTCCGCTTGCCGCATGGCCATAATTTCATCTTCTGCCGCTGCGCGCCGAGCATCTTTCTTCTGCGCTGCCCCAGCCATACGAGGCGCTATACCCGCCATAGGACCAAGTGCCTTATTCATTGCACCTAGTCCCTTACCGAATAGGCCTTTGCCTGTTACAGCGCCACCAAATGGCGAAATATCACCTATCTTAATACCCATTATGCTGCGTCCTTCTGTGCGGGGACAACCATCGGATAGAGGATGTCTTGACCATAGTTACCGGTATATTCCTGTACGCCCATGTGACCTAACGAGATTGATGGGTCGATCCAGACGTCGAAACCGAGTTCACGTGCACGGTCACAGAAGAGGAAGTCTTCCCCCATGTAACCTTCTTCCGTAACTTGGAAATCAAACATCGCGGTAAGCGTGCGATCCGTGCGAGTATCATAATATTGCCACTCCGGATGGGCTTCAGCCATCTGCTCGAACACTTCACGGCGCACCAACATAAAGGCAGTCGCCACGCGCTTCGCACGTACAAGACCCATACCATTCATGGTGAGTTCGCCATTTTCGTCGTGATCGAGAGTAGCAATGTAGGTTTTGGTTTCGCTGCGGGTGCGCGGCACGCCAGCAACAATGCCCTTCTTGGGGTCAGTACCCCACGCCATAAGGCGGAATACATCTTCTGCTTCAAAGTTAATGTCCGAGTCGATGAACATTAGGAAGTCGCAGTTAGACTCAAGCAAATCTTGCGCCAGCAGGTTGCGCGCACGAGAAACAACCGAACACCCGCATATGCTGCCGATGTGAAGTTCGACTCCGTGCTGCGCAGCCTGCTGAGCAAAACGTGCGAGAGAAACAGCTAGCTTCAAGGATACCTTGAAGTCGTACGCTGGGAGAGCGATGAAGACGCTCTTACCAGCTAAATCGTAGCTTTGTTCCTGTTGCATATATCACCCGTAAAAGGTTGTAGCAGTTATGTCAGCAGGTAACCCTACGTAAATCCCGTTTTCAGCAAGGATACCTTCGCCGGGAACAAGTATAGAGTAAGCAACAGCATTATAGCTGTCGGCTTCCAGTAACACATTCAGGTAGGCTGTTACGTTACCCGTACCCGATGCCGCTGTAGTAACTGTGAAGGTGGTGGCATTAGCAGTAAGCACCGTATACGCACCGTCCACAGCGGTACCACTAGTGAAATCTAGGAATACCCTATCACCCGCAACAAGACTATTTGCTACCGTAACTGTTAGCGTAGTTGAAGTAATGCTGTACGTACCCGCTTGTGGGTTGTTGTCCATAAAAAGGACGTTCCGCGCTGCCGCAGCCGCGTTAGCGGAGAGGATAGCTCCCTTCAAACGAGTGCGGGAACCGTACGCAACACCTGAAGTGGACCGGTGTTTGGATTTGACGTCATATTGCATACCCATCAGTATTCTCCTTCTTAGAGGTTGTTACCGATTATGATGCGGTCGTTACGGCAATCCAAGTGGTACCGCCATCCGATACAAACAAGCGTGTCGAAGCAGACGAACCGTCGCTACGTAGGTAAATCGAACCCTTGGCAGCAGTAACAGTAGGCGCACCTGAACCAACATAGATACCCATGTTATTAGCAGTGTTAGTTGCAATAAAAGCTACAGCGCCACCAGCTAAGAGCGCGGAACCGCTACGTGCGACAATAGAGCTTGTAGCGAGCAAATCCTCTACAACAGTATTTGCACCAAGTACACTAGTTACGGTTACAGCGCCGGTTGTGGCGTTGATCGAAATTGTTTGGAAGCCGTTCTCAGAACGAACTGGACCATTAAATGTAGTATTAGCCATGACTTATCTCCTGTGTAGTAGCACTCGTACGTACCGTCTCTACTAAGTCCGCTGGGCCGGTCGGTACGAATAATATCCCTAGTGCCGTAGCTATAGCACATATAAAAAAGAAGGGAAGAGATTTCTCTCCTCCCTTCCCCCCGTTCCCTTGAGCTACGCTCTCGGGGAAACTTATTAGGCTGCGCCTTCGCTGCCGAACATACCCAGAGGGTCTGACCAGCCGAACGAATAACGCTCGCGGGCCTTGTAACGCACGTTGCCAGTATCGAAGTCACCGTCCATGCCCGTGCTCATTGGAGTACGAACAAAGTGCTTCAAGCCGTTTGGAACGTCAGTGGTCAAGAACCATGCATCCGTGTCGGTCAAGAAGTGGTTTACAGCGTATCCTTCTGGGATCGAGCCGTTTGACTTCAGTGCGTTGATGTCGTTGTCTGCCGTCGAAACGCGGAGTTCGGTTTCGAGCAAGCGAGTAGCAACAAACATCAGGCTTGGTGGTACGACGAGCTTACGCGGTTTAGCCGCGATGAGCAGGCCACGTTCATCCGTCCACGCTGCAATCTGAATTACAGCCGCTTCAAGCGACGTTTCGTTCAAATCAGCAGCAGTGCTTGGGATGTTCGAGTTCGTGCCACCAGAAACCAATGGATGTGAAGCCGAGAACAATGGAACGCCGTCGCCACCGGGATAATCAGTGTCGAAGCCGTTGTTCAGGGTTGCAGCAGCCTTGGTCTGCTTGGTGTAAGCCATGGCGCGAGCCAGTGCCTTTGTGTAACGCGACGACAAGGAGTCGTACAAGTTATCTTCAATCGCTTCTTCCGTGAGCGAGAACCCGAGGGCAATCGTTTCGTGGTTGTAGCGAGCAGTGAAGACTTCCTGTGCGTTGTCATACGCGATGGCCGAACCTTCGTTTTTAACCGGAGCAGCCGAGAAGCCCGACAGCTTGGTTTCTTCTTCGAAAGAACGCTCAGAAGTCTCTGTTTCGTAGATTTCTTTGTGCTCTTCGCCGTAACGTGCATACTCAAGGCCGAACAAAGCGTTCAGTCCCGGCAACAGTTCTTTAAGAAGTTGTGCGCGTGAAATTGCCATTGTTCAGTCTCCTTATGCCAGACCGGTTGGGTTATTGTACTGATGTATGTTAGCGTTCCACTTGACGATAACTTCGGTGTAAGAACCGGGGTTACCTGCAATAGCGGTTTCAGGAACAACATCAATTACGCGGATAGGCCACGTCGAAGTAGTACCTTCGGTCGAGTCTACACCCACCTTAGAGTTACCAGTCGCAGTTGAACCTGCGTTGTTCGCACCGTTAGCGAGCTTCACGTTCGAGCCAACAGCGGCTTGAGTGAGGTAGCTTACAGTGTTCGAGTTGGTACCAGCGCATACAGCGACCTTAAACAACGCATCAGGGTCTTCCTGAACGTATGCTGTGATGTCTGTGATGCTCGTAGTACCGGGGTAGAACTGACGGAATGTCAAACCAAAGGTTGGGTCCGTATAGGTACAACCAAGGAAAACACCGACAGGTGTAGCAGCGTCTGTACCAGTGTCACGACCAACAGTACCGCCTGCGAGCAACTTAACGACGTCACCATAGAAGATGGCAGTCGAAGAGTTGGTTGCGATTGGAAGTTGACGAGTAGCACCAGCAAAAACCTGTCCGCCGATCAAATTGATCGGGATTAGCCCGTAAGGGCTGGTAACAGAAGGGTATGCCATTTTATAGCTCCTTTAGCTATTTGCCTTTGCCAAATGACGTCGTAGACCGTTTTTCCCTAAAGAGTGGCATACGAGCGTCGTTCTCACGCATGAAGTTATTGTCCACGGAGTCCATCTGAGACTGATTTTTAGCAGCGAAGTATTCCTTACGCTGACGCATCAGTTCTTCCGGTGCCTTGCACAACAACAGTCCTGCGACTTCGATGTTGTCTTTGAAACGGCTATCAGGGTCTACCAACATCTGGAACTGAGGTTGTTCCTTGATGCTAACCGGCTCCCAACCTTCTCGTAGTTTGGACGAGATATTGCGAGGGTCATTCTGGCCCATTGATGCTACACGTATCCAACGATACGCATAACCAGCTTCCTTGTCCGGTTCTGGCAGGGTCGATGCCGGTTGCCATACTTTAGGACGTTCAGCTTCTGCACGAGTTTCACGAGGGGCGCGCTCTGCGCTTACTCTATTATCAGCTACATTAGTCATCTTATCTCTCCATCTTCACTAGTTCACGGGCATATTGTTCAGCTGTTAAGCCTAGACGTTTTGCGATTGCCAATTGGGACTGTTTCAACACAATCTTTTTGGGGGACCGTGTTCGTGAGGCCGGAGCGACGACTGATGACGCTTTTTGTTCGCGTGCATTGGGTCTGGTGTCACCATTATCCATTTCATCTCCGAAGTACTCGGAGAAGCGACGACGCATAGTTTTGTCTATAGCGCCCCAATATTCGTCGGTGCCCGCAAATTGCGCGCCACGTTCATTTATGAGCCTCTGGTGAAGCCCAAGAGCCGATGCAGTCATTTCCGGGTCTGTACCCCACCACGTATTGCGCTCTTGCCACGCCATAGTTTTAGAGTCAGGCGTCGGAATTTGCACCTGCTGTTGCGGTATCTCTACCTCGTTATAATCTTCTTGTAAAGTAGGTTGATAACCTGCGAGTTGCTGTAGCTTATATTGCACAGCATTTAACTGTTCTTGGGCATCAAGTACCTTAACAGTGTCCCCGGCTTCATACGCATCCTGATATGAACGCCTAGCTTTCTCTAGCTCAAACTCAGCATTTTGACGGATTGAGCCGATTAACGACTGTTCGCCCTGTGCTAGCGTACTTTTAAGTTTGCGGTTTTCTTCAAGGATACGTTGTGCAACAGACAGAGCTTCTGTCTTC